TTGGGGGAGACGCTGCTCTTTACCATAAACTTAAATTAGTAAAAGAACTTAGAGAACAGGGATTGCCTTATAAAAAAATACTTCGTGAAGAATACGGGATGATTGCGTGATGGATTTTCTTAAAGACATTGTAAAAGAGATTGGTGGTGAGTATACACAACTTGCCTCTGACATTGATGAAACTGAAAAGTATGTTGACACAGGTTCGTACATTTTTAATGCACTGGTTTCAGGTAGCATATTTGGTGGTGTATCTGGGAACAAGATTACTGCTATTGCTGGAGAGTCTAGTACTGGAAAAACTTTCTTCAGCCTCGCCGTTGTTAAGAATTTTCTTGATTCCAATCCCGATGGTTATTGTCTCTACTTTGATACTGAGGCTGCCATTACAAAATCCCTTGTGGAGTCACGCGGCATTGACACATCACGTCTTGTCGTGGTTAATGTTGTCACCATAGAAGAGTTTCGTGGTAAGGCGCTCAAAGCAGTAGATATATACCTTAAGAAACCCTTAGAGGAACGCAAACCCTGTATGTTTGTGTTAGACTCTCTGGGTATGCTTTCCACTGAGAAAGAGATTACTGATGCACTGAACGACAAACAAGTTCGTGACATGACCAAATCTCAACTGGTCAAAGGTGCATTTCGTATGCTTACTCTAAAATTGGGTCAAGCAAATATTCCAATGATCGTTACCAACCATACCTACGATGTTATCGGCGCTTACGTACCAACTAAAGAAATGGGTGGAGGCAGCGGACTCAAGTACGCAGCATCTTCAATCATTTATCTCAGCAAAAAGAAAGAAAAGGATGGAACAGAAGTGGTCGGCAATATTATCAAAGCTAAGACTGCTAAGTCGCGTTTGAGTAAGGAGAATAAAGATGTTGAGGTCCGTTTGTATTATGATGAGCGCGGTCTTGATCGTTACTATGGTCTTCTGGAACTTGGTGAGATTGGTGGACTCTGGAAGAATGTAGCAGGACGTTATGAGATGGATGGTAAGAAAATCTATGCAAAACAGATTCTTGCTAACCCAGAGGAATACTTCACTGAGGAAGTGATGCAAAAACTTGATGAAATTGCTAGAGAAGAGTTTAGTTACGGGTCGTGATTGAAGTTATTAAAACTGGAATCAATGTATCTAAAGTTGTAGAACAACTTAAAAAACATCCACAGGACTGGGATCATCAGAAACATCTGAAGGATTCTCAGTCTTTAGTTGATAGAGGATTTGCTGACTTGCCAGTGAGTGCTCTTCAACTTATAATTGGCGGTGTTAAAAGTTCTGAAGATTTTGTTGGAGATTCTGAGATTAATATCAAAACTCCAGCATATGAACATCACAGTGAAATTAGAAAGATTGTACGCAAGCACTTTGGAAATAGAGAACTGCATCGTTGTGGATTTCTTTCTCTTCCTGTTGATGAAATTGTAGGTGCTCACATTGATGAGGGAACTTACTATTTGAGTAGGGACCGATATCATCTTTCTATTGTTGGAAGGTATCAGTACTTTTGTGGAACTGATACTGTTATTGTTGAACCAGGAACTCTTCTTTGGTTTAATAATAAATTACCACATGGAACTGTTAATATTGGCGACGAAACACGAATAACCTTTGTATTTGATATGCCTCATGGATCAAGTTGAATTTCTCATTCTTCGTAACCTTATTCATAATGAAGAATATATTCGTAAAGTAATTCCTTTCATTAAATCTGAGTATTTTCAGGACATAAATCAAAAGATTGTATTTGAGGAAGTTCTGAAATTTATTCAAGAATATAATCAACCTGCAACGAAAGAAGTTCTTTGTATTGAAGTTGAAAAACGTCAAGACATCAATGATACTTCTTTTAAAGAAATAACTCATTTGATTGGATGTCTTGATGATGTCCCAGCAGAATTTAATTGGTTAGTTGATACCACTGAGAAGTGGTGTCGTGACCGTGCTATCTATCTTGCTTTGATGGAATCTATCCATATTGCAGATGGTAAAGATGAGAAGAAAAATCGTGACAGCATTCCTAGTATTCTATCAGATGCTCTTGCAGTATCCTTTGATACTCACATTGGACACGATTATCTGTTAGACTATGAACAACGCTATGAGTCCTACCATAAAAAGGAAGATAAGATTGAATTTGATCTGGAATATTTTAACAAAATCACAAAAGGTGGTTTACCTAATAAGACTCTCAATATCGCTCTTGCTGGTACGGGTGTCGGAAAAAGTCTCTTTATGTGCCATGTGGCTGCTTCCGTCTTACTGCAAGGCAGGAACGTTCTCTACATCACTCTTGAGATGGCGGAGGAACGAATTGCTGAAAGAATTGACGCAAATCTTTTGAATGTTCCTATTCAAGATATTGCAGATCTTCCAAAGCAGATGTTTGAGAATAAGGTTACTAATCTTGCAAAGAAAACTCAAGGAACTCTGATTATCAAAGAGTATCCAACTGCATCTGCACATGCTGGTCATTTCAAATCACTTCTTAATGAACTTGCACTTAAGAAGTCATTTAGACCTGATATTATTTTCATTGACTATCTTAATATCTGTTCATCTTCTCGTTATCGTGGAAATGCAAACATTAACTCTTACACTTTTGTAAAAGCAATTGCGGAGGAACTTCGTGGTCTTGCTGTGGAGTTTAATGTTCCTATTGTAAGTGCCACTCAGACTACTCGTTCTGGTTATGGTTCTTCCGATGTGGAACTGACTGATACTTCTGAGTCCTTTGGTCTTCCTGCAACTGCTGACTTGATGTTTGCTCTTATTTCCACAGAGGACCTTGAGGGTCTTGGTCAAATTCTGGTTAAGCAACTTAAGAACAGATATAACGATCCTACCATTCACAAACGTTTTGTGGTTGGTATTGATCGTGCCAAAATGCGTCTTTATGACTGCGAACAATCTGCTCAACAAGACATTCTTGACAATGGAAAGGATGAAGAGTATGATTATGAAGAAAAGAAACCTAAGAAAACATTTGAAGGATTTAAATTCTGATGACTATTGATCTTAATAAGTACGTTGAGTTTGTTAATACAACAACATCAAATCCAAGCAAAGAACATACGCCATTCATTGATCGCCTGATGGAACTTCGTCAGCAAGAATTCCCTACTGAGCGACTTCTTACCGCTGCTGTAGGAATGTCTGCCGAAGCAGGTGAGTTTACTGAGATTGTAAAGAAGATCGTTTTCCAAGGTAAACCAGTAAACCAAGAAAATCTTTTTCATCTGAAGCGTGAACTTGGAGACATTATGTGGTATGTTTCTCAAGCTTGTCTTGGACTTGATATTTCTCTTGAAGAAGTAATTCAGATGAACTTTGAGAAACTGAGTGCTCGTTATCCTGAAGGTGCTTTCAGTATTGAACGTTCTGAAAATCGTGTGGAGGGAGACCTATGACTAAAGAAAAACAAGTAACAATTAAAATGGATGCTCGCGCTGCAGCTGCAGTTCGCCAAGTTTTGTTTGATTCTCAAAAAGGATACACTTATGATGAAGTAAGTATTCCTCCTCGTATTGCTGATATTCGTGAAGTGATTCAACAACTTGATGATAATATTGGTTCTGTTCTTGGCGTCTGATAGAAACTACCCCCATTTGGGGGTTTTTTCATAAATACCTAAAAAACGACGATGTACTTTTCAGAGTGGAGAAAACTTCAGGAAGAAATGAATAAAAAACAATTTGAAGATATTGTAAAAAAGTTTCTTCCATTTGCAAAGGAATTTCTCAAACTTAAAAAACTTCCAGAAATTGAGTTTGTTGAAAAACCATCTTTCTCACAAAAGATTGGTGCATTTGGAGAAATTGTTGATGATCGTATTATCATTAATGTTAAAAATAGGCATCCAATGGATGTCTTAAGAACTCTTGCGCATGAACTGACTCATTATAAACAACATCAAAAAAAAGTAAATGGACATAATATTCCGGGAAGTCCAACCGAAAATGAAGCAAATAAACTTGCAGGGACTTTAGTTAGAAAGTTTGGTGAAACGCACT